CTATATTTAAATCCCGCAATAAAAGTTCTAAACAGTCCAATCTATTTTCAAAATTAACCATATTAGTCAACATAGGACTGACTAATGGAGAGACAGGGCATATTAAAAGTTTTGAAGAAGTTACAGGATTTGGTAGGGTTCCAGCTGTTCCAAAAGTGATCGAAAAAGAAGAAGCAGTAATTTCAAAAACAGTCACAGCTATTAATACGGTTGTTATACCGTTGTTAGATAAAGTGGGAGCCCCAAAAAAAGATGTGAAAGTGGCAGCAGCTCCCGTCAAAACAGGGGCCACAACACTTGCTGCAGTGCCAACAACAGTGTATACCAATAAATAATTATTTCCAATCACACCAAACGCATTGCTATAAGTGAGACTAACAATGGTTCCCAAAAGTTCATTAGTAATATTTACTCGCGATGCACCTAGCGGTAAAAGCGCAGTTGGAGCAACCAAAGTCCAACTATCTGTGGGGTTAACCAAGATAAAATTACTTATCTTCGGTTTTAATAATTCAATTTCATAAGATATCCAAAGTTCTCCAATCACGCCATCAGCAGAAGGACAGCCGACGACTACTAAGGAGAAAACGCCAAAATCATAAAAACTTAAATCGGATTGTGGTACCTCTTCAGGGGTACGTATTAAAAGTTCTTCCAAAACTGCCGTTGATTTCTTACACTCAACGGGATGCAGTTGGTCCTTATAAGGGGGACCTGAACTGGAATAAACATAATTTTCCATTTCGAACTTCGAAGTAAAAGGATCGTCCTTTGGGTCGTATTGAGTACACAACACAACAGAACCTAATGCAGTGTTCGGGGAAGAAGACAGCACATTGGGCGACGATAAGCTTCGGAAATAAAACACTAAGCCATGTATTTTATATTGCTCGAAGGATCTGGCTATTTGACTCAACCACGGGAAGGTTGCTTTTATGCCAGGATTTAAGTTGAAAGATAGGATTGTAAACAATATTGCACTGTTAATATCCCTTAAATATTCTTGACGTTGAAAAATGAATTTGCCATTAGAATTGGCGAACATGGGCACACCAGCACCCAAACCCATGACAGTATTGCCAGCCACTTTATAATCACCAAAACCTTTTATCAAGGTATTAATTCCATTGGCAATAAAGTTTCCAGCAGCGCGTGCCACTAAAGGTCCTAATTGAATTTCACGCCGGAGATTTTGTTTACGGCGTTTATTGGGTTGATTTTTAGATCTAGCACCATTTCGTAGGAGGGGACCTATGAACTGTTGCCTTTTGGGCTTACGAGCTTTCTTGGCTCTGCCTCTCTTAGTTCTTTGAGTATTCATCAAATAAGTCGGTAGCGGATTTGTACCTCTTTAGGCGATGATTTACACCAATAAAATCAATTCTTACTATCGTCGATAAATAACAATAACGATCAAACATAATGAACCGTTCTTCATTTATGTAAGGGAACAACCAAGGCATATATAACGGCTGAACGATCTTCAAGCCATCTAAATAGATTTCTGTTATTATTTGATCATGGACAGTTACTTTAAACTGTTTTTCCATTAAAAACCTTGTGGCTATCCCAGTATGTTTTTCTGGTAATGATAATTGATATTTTTGGAATAACATCTTTAATTTATCCCGCTGCCAAGCGTTTGCAGAGTTGGGTATTAAATATTCTACATCTTTCGTTATCTTCAAGATGTACCTAGATAGCTTATCAATAATGGGACATCCCGTGTATTGGTACAAATAACTATACCCCTTACACTTTAATAAGCGTCTGAGTTTTCTTTCTTTTGAATTTCTATATTCTCGGGTTGTCCAGCCGGCTGACAATAACACCTCAATAGGGTCTGTTATATTCACACGCTCAACTGGATCCATCAACATACCACAGAAAGATCCCAGTGTAACACCTGGGTACTCAACTATTTTTATATCCAACCCTAATTTTGCAAACATTTCCTTGGAGGGTTTGGGCCCAAAACCGGTTATTATACCGTCATCGCCATCAACTACCTCCTTATTATCTAAGGTGCCTGCTTTCATACAACAAAATTTTATGGCCATTAAATTGGTAAAACCATTACCACAAGAAGTACTCATTTCACCAGTCATCCTTTTAGCAATTACAGATATGACAAATTCTTTAAACTTACAAACATTTACTCCAGTTAAAACATGGGAAACAGTTGAAAACCATTCATCATGTTGTTCTAGATAACTGG